CCGCCGCGCGCCGAAAAGACCCGCGCCCGCACCGTCTATGGTTCCGCCGACCGACCCAACACGCTCACCGAGAAGCAGGCCGATCACAGCAAGCAGGTGAACGAAACGCTCCGCATGTCCATGATGGGACAGGGGCCGGGCTGGTGGGCCAGCGACCATGCCGAAGAGGCCCAGCACTTTACAAGCTGGAACTACTGCGCCATTCACAGCAAGGCAAAGCAAGCCGCGCAAGCGTCCATCCGTGTCTTTAAGCGGACGCCGAAAAAGCCAGACGACACAACGCGCACGAAGTCGAGTGCCCACGACCAGCAGGAATACGACCGCACCCCGCTCCCGCCCGCGAATGACCTCGTGCGGCTTCTGGAGAAGCCTAACCCGAGGTGGTCTGGTGCGCTCTGGCGTTACCAGATCATTCAGCAGCTCGACTTGACTGGCTCGGCGTTGCTCTGGAAGGTGCGTGACCGGGGCGGCAAGCTGAGCGAGTTGTGGGTGATTCCCACGGCGCTTGCCCGGCCGCAGATGCCGAGCGCTTCGTACCCGCTGGGCGCCTACTGGGTCACGGCGACGGGACTGTTCACGCTCACGGGCGGGCTAGCCCCGATCCCCAGCGGCAGCAGTGTTGGGGCCGCAGCGGGCATCCTGATTGACGCTCGCGACATGCACCCGATCCGCTGGCCGCATGCCATCCTCATGGCGGACGGGCAATCCCCGTTGAACGCCGGCAGCGTGCAGACGGACCTCGCGGAAGAGATTGACCAGGCGGCGTGGGCGGCGATGAACAATGTCGTTGACCCCAGCGTGATCCTGTCTATCAACGGCACGCAACAGGTCGACGCGCCCGAACTCGACCGCATCGAAGAAATGATCAAGGCGAACCGCGGAGGCAGTGCGGGTCGCGGGAAAATCTGGATCATTCAGGACTGCAAGCCGGAGCAGGTCCACCGCTCGCCGGCCGAACTCGACTACAAGGACTCGCGCACCCAGGCCCGCGATGGAGTGCTGTCGATCCAAGGCATGCCCGGCGTGGCGTGCGGGATGCCGAGCGACACCGGCACCTACAGCGCCTACTATGTGCAACTGAAGCAAGCTATCGAGCTGACCATTCAGCCTGAGTTGGATCTCATTGCCAGCGAGTTGACCCGCCTGCTCCATGAGGAGAGCGGCGACGAATCGCTCGAAGTGCAAATTTCCGCCAAGTCGTTTGACGACCCGGAAGTCATGGACCGCCGGCTGGGCGTGATGATCCAGGCTGGCAACGCGGTCACGGTGAAAGAGTTCCGGGCGCAGATCGGCCTGCCGCCCTTCGGCGACGAGCGGGATGACGAGTTCGTGGGCGTGCGGAAGTCGCTGCGGGAGCAGGTCGAAGACGATAGCAACCCCGACCTGCCCGGCGTGCAGGTGGGCGAAGGCGATGCCGGTAACGACGCGTCGGACGAGAGCAGCACTGGCGTCAAGAAGAAGCCGGCCGGGCCGTCGGTGCGCGACAAGATGTACCAGCACCTTCTCAACGGCTTCCACGTCGGCGCGGGGGTGAACTAGTGGCTATGCCACCGCCTAAGTGTCGAATTGGCGAGCGAAAAGGCCGGCTCGTTATTATCGCTCGCGGGCCAAGAGACAAGCGCAACAGGTCGACGTGGATAGCAAAGTGCGATTGCGGGAACACAAAAATAGTTAGTCACGGAAGTTTCAGGGTTGGAGCAACAAGAAGTTGCGGATGCTGGAGAACTGAAGTGATGGCTATAGGCCAGCAAAGTGGCGAGTCCAGCCCTAATTGGAAAGGCGGGAAAACATTTTGCAGCAATGGATATGTGCAGATGTGGGTTATGAGGGATGGTAAACGACGATCCGTAAAGGAACATCAGTTAGTGATGGAGGCTCATTTGGGCCGGAGGCTTCTGAAAGGCGAAACCGTCCATCACAAGAATGGAATCAGACACGACAACAGAATTGAGAATCTTGAATTGTGGGTCAAACAGCACACACCCGGACAGAGGGTGGTCGATTTGGTGGCGCATGCGAAAGACGTGTTGCGGCTGTATGAACCTGATGTAGACAGTGGACAATTGCTTGGCCTGCTTTCGGAGGCAGGTTAATGGCAGAGAAAAACTTAGACATCGAACAATTTGAGCTTCTTCTAGCCGCGCGCGGCGTACCAGGCGTTAGGCAGCTAGAAGGCTATCGCGTGAAGCAATGGCCCGCCGGGATGGTTAGCGCTTACACGGCCAAGTCGGTGGACGTGGACGTTGGGAAGATGTGCGTAACGTCAAGGCTGAGTACGCCAACGCCTGACTTGAGCAATGACATTGTAATCGGCAAGGGCATTGACGATTCAATGCACCAGCATCATAGGCTCGTTTTGCTTCAACACAACGCGACCATGCCGATTGCTCGCGCAGAAGATCAAGACGGCAACTACACCAAGCGACTGATCGGCGAGGACACATTCGGCACGTCGTATTTCTTCCAGAACTCCCTCGAAAGCGAGCAGGCGTTCCGGCTTATAGAAATGGGGGCGTTGCCGGGTGCGTCAATCAAGATCAAGCCGAAGGCCGGTCAAATCGAGATGGTGCGCAGCAAGAATGGTGACGGGCCGTTCGCGCTAATCAAGGAATGTCTGCTCTTTGAGTGGTCCCACGTTTTTATTCCCGACAATCCCGAGGCCCTCGTCGTTGCCATCGAAAAGGGACTCGGCGGCAAGCCCGTCGTGGACAGCTTGCGCCAACTGTTCCTGCCCATGCTGCCGGCGCGTGCACCCATCGTGCAAGGCGCACGTTTGCAAACGTGCGGCGCACAGTTGCATCCGTGCGCTGCCAACTGCGGCTGCGACAAGTGCAAGCCACCCACGGTCGCCAAAGGTGCGGCCTGCCTTTATGGAGACAAGCCCATGAGCGACGACCACCGGCCGCACGGCGCCCAGTACGGCGCCGCCATGTACGAAATGGCATTGGCCATGTCCGAATTCGCCGAGGAGCAGGGCAAGTCGCTGGAGCCGGAGAGCAGCGAAGCCTACAGCGGCGTGCATGAGAAGATCCATGCCCTTGCGTCTCATATCAAGGGTGTTTACGAGGAGCGATACCCCAGCATGGAGAAGCTGGGCGACCCGGAAGAGGAGCCGAAGGAAGACGACAAGCCCACCGAAAAGAGCCTCAAGCTGGAGACGCCGGAGCAGCGCGACGAGCGGCGCAAGGCGCTCACTCCCGAACAACTCGCGGCTGACGATGAGCGCGAACAGCGACTCGTGGCCCGGCAGAAGTCCCGTGCCCTCGTGCGTGGCTGGTGGGGTGAACGGCAGAAGGCGGTTCAGGAAGCGGAGACGGGCACCGTCCGCGATGCCGCGGCGCTTCTGGAGCAGGTCGCGACTAGCAAGGCCCCGATCAGCAACGGACAGCGAACCAAGGCCGCGAGCCTTGCCAAGCGGCTCACGGGAACCACGGCGCCGGCGAAAGCGGCTGTTCAATCCTCACAGCCCGCCACGCCGGCGCCCGTGGACGATTGGGGCGACGTGATGAACGCGATCAAGGAACGAGACGCGACCGTTGCGACGGTCGCGACCCGCGTGGCGAAGCTAGGCGCGTGACATGGCGAAGCGAATGGAGCTGCCCACCAGCAAAGCTCCGGGGCTAGAAGTGTGCGGTTCCTGCCGGTTCTCGACCATTGTGAGCGGCAGCAACTTCGGCGAGTGCCGGCGATACCCGCCGCCGCCGATGGGCGAAAAGGTGATCGTGTCCCCGACTGGCTGGTGCGGCGAATACAAACGGGCTGATTCGGTTGGCCCGCCCAAACAACCGGAGTGATTCACCACCGGGAGAGAAGAAATGCCTTGCACTCCGCAGGACGTGATGGACGCCGTTACCAAGTCCAACACGGAAACGAAGAACCAGCTCGAGGCGATCGGCCCGCGCCTCGAAACCATCGAGAAGAAACTCGCCGAGCCGCAGCGTGCCCCTTGGGTCACGTCCGGCCCGACTGGTCAGGACTCGCAGCCTTACTCCATGCTCCGCGCCGTGGCCTTCTGCAGCGGCCGACTCAAGCCCGAACAGTGCAAGAACGAGATCGACCTGAGCAACCGGCTCAAGTCGTACCTCGGCAAGTACGGCTGGACATCCCATTTCGGCAACTCGTTCTGTATGCCGGCGTCCTCGACCTATCTGCCGGTGATGCCGGGCGATGACGAGGGCGAGAAGCTGCAGACCGAGATGCGCGAGAAGGCGCTCGCCTGGAACCGCGGCGGACTCGACCCCTACGAAGCCGCTCACCTGGCGCGCCGGGCCAATTGGAACGCCGGCCAGATCGGCACGCTGCAGAAGGCCATCGGCACCATCTCCGACGCGGCCGGCGGCGTGCTGGTGGGCTTCCCGACGCTGGGCGAGTTGATCGACATCCAGCGTAACCTCGAAGTGTTTGCCAACGCCGGCGCCACGGAAATCGGCCTGCCCCCCAACGGCCGAATCCAGTTCCCCAAACTGACCGGCGGCGCTACGGCGTACTGGGTCGGCGAGGCAGCGTCGATCACCGACAGCAGCGAAGCGACCGGCTACCTCGATTTGATCGCCCACAAGCTCGGCGTGCTGGTCAAAATGAACAACGAGCTGATCCGCTACGCCAGCCCCACAGCCGAGGCGATGGTGCGGATGGACATGGCGAGAGTGTCGGCCCGCAAGGCTGATCTCGGCATGCTGGAAGGCACCGGCGGTGTCCAGATCAAGGGACTGCTGACCTACGACACGCAAACGACGTGGAGCTATCAGGTCGACAAACTCATCGCCATCACGATCACTGCCAACACGCTGACCCCGGCGAACCTGCAGACGATGATTCAGGCGCTGCCCGACGAAGTGCAGCAGCCCAACGCCTTCATCATGCGGCGCGCCATGTGGGCCGCGATCCAGAACTTCCGCGCCGACGCCATCACCACGGGCGACGGGGCCGGTCAGTTCCTGTTCAGCCAGTTCCGCGACCTCGGCCAGCAACTCCCGCAGACGCTGCTCGGCGCCAAGGTCATCGCCAGCTCGCAGGTCAGCACGACCCGCCCGACGACCCCCGGCGGCGCGGCCTCGACAAAGAGCTACGTCCTGACCGGCAACTTCGCTGACTGGATCGTGGCTCGCTTCGGCGTGATGGAGTTCCTGGCCAGCGCCGTCGGCGACACCCCGCTGCAAAACGACCAAACCTGGCTGCGCGGGATTCAACTGCTTGATGCAGGCCCCCGCCATGCGGCCTCGTTCGTTATCGCCGACTGCCTCGCCAACAACGGCGGCGTGTAAATCGCGGCTTCATCGCTCACCACCTGAACGGAGGAAAGTCCTTTGGCCACGAAACTCTGGGATATCCCGCACAGCGCGATCTACAAGCCGCTGATCAACAACAACAACCCCGCCGGCCTCACCGCCAGCGTCACCGGCCCGACCGTGGACATGGTGAACGCCGACGGCCCCTGCTGCCTTATCAGCAGCATCGCCTATGTCAGCGGCTCGGGCAGCCCGCAGTATGACGCCAAGCTGCAGGAGTCGGCGGACGGCTCGACGGGCTGGGCGGACATCACCGGCGCGTCGATCACGAGCATCACCACGAACGCGACCACTACCCCGCCCGCGGGCGAGTTGGTGGGACCGTTCCAGCGGAACCAGCGGTACGTCCGGCTGGTCACGACAATCGCCGGCACCACCAGCCCGCTGTACACGGGGATGATCAGCGTGATGTCGCAGAAGAAGTACAGCCCGACTTGATCGGTCGCCGCGCTGGGCAGGGATGCCCGTTTCCCCCGTTACCACTTGAGGCTCGTTCATGTCCGGCAAGTATTCGGTGATGATCGCTCTGTTTCCCTACGGCCACGTCATTGACGACCGGCTCATGACGTATGTCGTGCGCACCACCGAGCAGATGAACAAAGACCCGCGCATCATCCGGCACTGCATCTGGCAGGAGAGCGACACACCGATCACGATGTTGCGAAACAAGTGCCTCGTGGAAGCCGAGGAGCACGGCTACGACTTCGTGCTGATGCTCGACAGCGACAACCTGCCGGACCTGTATCTCGGCTGTCCGACGATGCCGAACGTCAAGCCATTCTGGCAATCGTCGTTCGACTTCGCCACGGATATCGTGGCCCGCAAGGGTGTGCCCACGGTTATCGCGGCCCCGTACTGCGGACCGGGGCCGCATGCGTGCGTGTACGTCTTCGACTGGGTGAACTTCCGCAACCCCGGTCTGCAGCCGAACGGGTTGGACGTGAAGGTCGACTTCAAGCTCGACATGGTGCCGCGCCACGAAGCGGCCCTACGGACGGGCATTCAGCCGGCCGGCGCCCTGCCCACGGGCGTTTGCCTCATCGACATGCGGGCGGTGAAGCCGCTGCCTCATCCCCGCTTCGATTACGAATGGACTGACCAGCGGGCGATTCAGAAGGCGTCGACCGAAGACGTGATGTTCACCCGGAACCTGTCCTACCTGTGGGAAGAGTACGGAAACGTGCTCTACTGCAACTGGGACGCCTGGGCGGGTCACGTCAAACAAGAGATCATCGGCAAGCCGCAGAACTACCCGAACGCCTGGGTGCCGAAGCACCTTGTCGCGCAGACCAGAGAAGCCCTTGCGGCCGGCGCTGAGCCGCCGGTGAATCCGCAGGTGCCGAAGACGATGGTACGGGCGCGGAACAGCTTTCCGGCCCCACCGAAGAATTTCCCGGTGAGCCTAATTGGCCAGCAGGTCGCGGTGCCGCTCGTGCCGGAAGACGACTGCGAGGAGGGCGCGCCGCCGGAGTTGCTGCGTGAGTTCGAGTCGAACGGCGTCGGCTAGAGGGCGGCGTCGTGCTTGTGACAACGGCGGACCTGAAAACGTATCTCGGGATCACGACGACCACCGAGGATGCTTATCTCGACATCGTGAGAGCGGGAGCGGAGGAAGCGTTCAAAGGATTAGTCGGCTGGCGGATCGAGTCGGCGACGTACACGGAATACCTGAACGGGACCGGAAGCCCGATTATCTCCGTGCGACAGGTGCCAGTGAATTCTTTGACCAGCGTCAACGTGGATTCCAACCGGGCCTTCGACAGCACGACGGCCTTGACCATCGGAGACACGGCCACGGCGCAATGCTACTTGCAACAGGATCGGCCGGGCGGCGGCAGCATGAGCGGAATCATCGTGCGGCGGAATGCGGTGTGGCCGCGGGGACTTTGGCTGGAACGTGGGAACTTGACCCCATTGAGCATGCCGGGCCAGGGCAATGTGAAGGTGGTTTACTCGGGCGGGTACACGAGTATCCCCGATGACATCAAACTGGCGATTTACGAGGCTTGCAAACTGCTGCGAATGCAGCGAACGACGGTCGGGCCGGTGCAAGGGGAATCGCTGGGCGAGTACAGCTACAGCTCGGCGGACCTGATGAAGCTACAAGCGCCGTTCCTGCAGCCGAGCCTGAATCAGATCGTGGTGCGATATCGGCGGTTGCGACTTCAGTAAGGGGTCAACATGAGCATCAGCTACACCGTGACGAAGAGCATGAACGACGGCAGCACCACGATCAGCAAGAGCGTGGCCATCGCCGCGCTGGGTGACGAGCGGGTCAGCTTCTCCTCGACGGGCGCCACGACGAACAAGCAATTCGACATGAACTTCACGCGGGCGCAGGCGCTGGCGTTCTACGCCGTGGCGGATGCGGCCTGCACGTTGACGTTCAACGCCAGCACGAGCGGGGCGACTTTGCAAATTCCTCTGACTGCCGGCATCCCAAAGGAATGGGAATTGAATACCAGTCTCTGCAACGCGACGACATCGTTCGCCGCGGACATCACCAGCGTCTTTGTCACGGCCGCGACGACGGTGAACCTCGAAATCCGTGCGGCCCGCAACGCTCCGTAATCCCTGGGAGGTTTCATCATGAGCAAGAAAAAAGCCTTCGCCGATATGTCGGTCGAAGAACTGCGCGACGAGGCTACCAAAGCCGACATCGCCGGCCGCAGCTCCATGAACAAGGACGAATTGATCGGGGCTTTGGAAGCCGGCCCCGAACCGGTTGCTGCCAAGGGCGCGGAAGTCAAGGATGCCCCGCTGACACTGAGCGCGCCGGCCGAGGTGCCCTGTCATCAGGAATTCGATGTCGGCTGGACCGCGGCGGAAGGCGTCAAGGACGTGATCATCGCCGGGCTGGGCAAGGTCACGACCTCGCCCGTGCGAATACGCGGCTTCGAGCAAGGCCCGCTCATCGTCACGGCTAGCGGCACGGACAAGGACGGCAAGGAAGTCACCGCGAGTGCCACGGTGCAGGTGGTCGGCAAGAAATGAACCCTTCCAGGCTATTCCCGCACTCGATGAGCGTGTTTTCGGCAACGTACACGTCGGTCGATTCGGCGGGCGCGAAGCGCGGGACGGAGACACCGAAGGCCACGGCACAAGACTGTCGGGTCGAAGACGTGCGAGCGGACCAGCAACTGGTCAACCTGAGTCTCGGGGTGAAGATCACGCACCGGATCTTCACCCTATACTCGGGAGCGGTCAACGGCGACATCGTGACCTGCACGCGGAAGTCAGACGGTGGAACGCTCGGCACGTTCCGGCTCATTAGCTTCAGCAGCCGGCGGGCCATTGGGAACATGGACGAATTCCAGACGATCGAAGCGCAGGAGATCAAGTAAGTGCCAGGCGCCACGCTCCTGCAAGCGATTAAGACGCTCTACGGCACGATGTCGGGAATGCCGGTGTTGTGGCTTGACGAGGTGCCGGAAGATCACGCGGCCACGCTGCCGCAATGCGTGTTGATCCATGGCGGCGAGGTGCCGCAGCCAGATAGCTACGACGAGGCGAACGGTAATCCGGCGGTAGTGTTCGGCGAGTGGGATTTCTTTCTGTTCGCGGAGAATGACAGCGATGCCGTGGAGACGCTGGCCACAAACTTAAAGTCGACGTTCACGCCGGCCGCGCTGGTGCTCGACTTTGACCCGAACGCGCGGTACTGGCGGACGCTGTACAAGGTGAGCCGGTCGCCTGATCGAAGCACGACAGGCAAGCCGATCTATCAGGCACAGGTGAGTTACCGGATCGAGTTCGGAGAGAACGCATAGGAGGGGTGAGAGATGCCGAACCCGGTAAAGGGGCGACCCGGCTACACGAACAGCACGATCACCATCACCACCACGCCGGCCAGCTACGCGGGCGATGGCGTCAACGGCTGGGCGGGCGGCACCGATTACTCGTTCAACGTCGCCGAGCGGGAAATCGAACTGGTCCGCGCCCGCCAGGACACGACCGACGGGCCGTTCCTCGAAGGCGTCGGCGCCCCGGTCGGCAAACGTATCCGGCTCAAGGGGTACTTCAAGGGAACGCTGATCCCACCCATCTCCATCGAGAACGAGTTCATCAAGATCACCGCCCGCGTCGTGCTGGAGATCATCGCCGTCATCATGGTCGAGCGCTTCCGTGAAACCGGCGTCGTCAACGGCGGCGCGATTGAGTGGGAAGTGGAAGGCACGACCGACGGCACGTTCACGGACGCGGCATAACAGAGGCTTGCATGCAGACGCTGGAATTCGAGAGCATCACCTACAAGTTCGACATGATCTCCCTCGACGGGGAAGAGGAGTGGGCACGCTGGGCGCGGTCGCAGGCGATGGCGGAAGCCGAAGAGTTCAGCCGCGATTGGCCCGCCGCAACCCGCATCCCGTTTCTCGCGGAAGTGTCGAAGGGCGCCTCACTGGCTCAGTGCGGGTTTATCAGCGACTTCGGACTGCAAAATTTGCAGACGATAGGCGGCATGGCGAAGGTACTGGAACTCGCGGCCCGCAAGCTGATGCCCGTCCCGCACCCGTCGTATGAGGTCATGCTCAGACTTGTCAAAGGCAGCGAACTAGCGGCGGTTTTACAGATATGCGCTCTCGTCATTCCGGTGTCAGAAGACGCTCGGAAGATGATGATTGGCGACCTCGAAAAAAAAGTCAGTGGCCTGAAGGCGTCTGGCCTGTCGTGAGCACGACGGAGATCAGGCGGGCGCTCGGCGGTGAGCCATGGTGCTTCCCGCCCGACGTAATCGGGAAGATGAACCGGGCCGAGGCGTTCGAGGTCTACTTGAAGCCGGAAGAGAAGAAAGAGAGCGGGGACAGTGGCCCGTCTCGTTCTCACCGCGAGCGGCAGTTCGATCACTGGCTTGTTGGCGGGTATGCAAAGACCTGGGAAGACTGCGAACGGCTGTGGCAGCAACACGGACTGGATAAGCAATGCCAATCCCCGTAGCCGCAATGGCGCTGGCCGGCGAAGCCGTAGGCGGCACCGCTGCTGCCGGCGCTGCTGCTGGTGGCGGCGGGATGTCGGCGCTAATGGGCAGCCTTGGCGGGGCGCAGCAAGGCATCGGGAAGCTGACCGGCTCGCTCAATCAACTCGGCGCGTCTGCCAAAGGTCTAATCGGCAAGTTGAACCCGATTCACCTTGCTCGTGAAGCCTTTGAAAAGCTGACCAGCACGTTCGACAAACTCGCCCCCGTCGTCCTCGAAACCGTGGGGCTGTTCCATCCGCTGACGCTGCTTCAGTTCAATCGGGCCTTGATAGACCTGAAGGCCACGTTCGGCGTGATCTTCAAGCCGGTACTTCAGGAAGTAACGAATCTCATTCGGCGGTTCGCCGACTATATGTATTCGCTCCCCGCCAGCTTCAAAAGCGTTATTGCATCTCTGGCCCGCACAACAGCCATCCTCGGAACTGTGGCCGCGCTGGGAACCTTGTTCGTCACGCTCGGCAGCGCCATGCTGATCGTCAAGGCGATTTTCGGGCCGTTCGTCTACCTGTTCGAGACGTTCAAAAGAACGCTCGGCGGGGCCAGCGCGTTGCAATCCGCATTGTCCTTCGTGGAGGGGTTCTTCCAGGGAATCATCGACGCCGTGCAATCGGCATGGGCCAGTATTTCCAGCGTTCGCGAACTTCTGTCCGCCGACTTCGACGCGCTCGGCTCATCGCTCCGCGAACTCTTCGACGCCTTGCGTCCACTCGCGGCCCTGCAGCTCGACTACTGGGCCAAACTGCTCTCCGTTCAGATGGCAATTTGGGGCGGGATGATTCGTGTCGTCACGCAACTGCTGACGTATTCAGTGCGGCAGCTTGAGCGGCTAGTCGCTCCGCTTACCAACATTCTTCGCGCGCTCGGCTTTGAGATGCCCGACGTAAGCCGCAAAGAAAAATCGGCAATGGGTCTGGGCTGGAGTGGCGCCAGCGTGACGGACCCGGCCAGCCTTTACAACAAGCTGACCGAAGAGATTGCCCGTGCCTCTCGGCCGGGTGAGGAAGCGACGGCAGATCCGCAGATCAGGTCTGCGGATTCACTCCAAAATATCGAAACGATGCTGAAGACGTTTTTAGAGAATGGCTTTCAGGCGATATTGGCCAGCACGATTGGCACGGTGCCTCCGCCGATCTTACAAATTATCATCGCCGCGATTAAAGCCGCGATGCCTGGGTTCAATTAATGCCGAGTACGGATTTACGGCTGAAGCACTCCGGGGTCGGCTTCCCAGCCGATTACCCCGATCCGGCATTTCGCACGAGCGAAGGGCGACCGTTTCCGCGCGACATCCTGCGCGGCTACAAGGAACCGCCGGAGTTGTCCTTTTCACCGGACGGGCGGGTCAACAGCGGGCGCTGGAAGTTCCGCATCAGCCCGCACTGGATCAAGCGATTCGTCGCTAACTTCATCGGTTATGGTGCAGCCGATGGCACTGGCCTACTGAACCGCGTCCTTCCGCTCAACGACCCCGACGGCTATGGGATGGTAGGCGTCGGGGTGCCCTCTGTGGCCTACGCGAACGAATCTGGGTACAACCCGGCAACACGCCAGATTGATCCGAAGTACTTCCAACAGGTCACAGAATATGACCCGAGTTTGGAAGATGGCGAGGCACGAAAAAAGTACCGCTATGCCATCGTGACCTGCGAGTTCGCCCATGTTCCGTACCACATCGCCACCAATGCCGATGTCGGCGCTGGGGGCGACTATGGTGAGCGGGCGAGATACATGACGACGGTCCAGACAGCCTCGAATGAGTATGTCAGCCTGGATCGTGCTGTAATCTTCTGGAACGATGCCGCCAATCCGGCCTACATCGCGAACGCCAACGCCCCGATTCAGGTGGCGACAGGCGGCGGGTTTATTCGGGCCATTTCGGAAATAGTGACTACGTGGTATCGCGTCCCGATCGACGCTCTTACGTCACTGATTGGCCGGTGGCGACCTCAGCTCGGCCACGTCAACAGCAAAGACCTATTGCTCCCATTCTTCAATACTTCGTTGTCGTTCCCGGCCGAAACCTGTCTCTTTCAGCCGTGGCGACTGCAGGAGCGGATGGGGCCGCTTGGCTCCCCCGAGTACACCGTGGAACTGCGCTGGCTTTACCGCGACAATCGAAACGATGCAACCGACACGATACCGAAGGGTTGGAACCATTTTCTTTACCCGCCCGACGGCAAGTATTATCGCGTGTCGTGGGGAGACAGCATTGCGCCGGTAAGGCCAATTTACGCTCTGGCTGATCAAGACCTGTTATTCAAGGCTTCGTGATGTCGACGCTTCTAAACTTTTCCCGGCACGGCATTCTCGGCGACATCGCTGAAGAGTCAGCGCGATCGCGCGGCGGGCTGGGCGGCGGGCTGGGGAGTTTAGACGTTGGGGCCGGTGAACTGCCGACGCCAGCACCAACCGACAACATCTGGATTCGAGTTGGCGCGGTCAATCCAGCCAACCTCGGCGGCGACGTGGGGGCTGCGGCTTATGCGTGGCAGTTCGTCAATCGTACTGAATTAGCGCTGAGCATTTCTGCTGAAAAGGTCGGCAGCATCTCGCGATTGCCGGCGTTCGAGATGAACAACTTCAGCAACGTCCCCTCGGGATCGGTGGTGCGGGCGTGGTATGGAACATCATCAGGACGACCCGCCCTCGAATTCGTCTACGACCAGTCCGATTGCTGTGTCGGCAGCGGCGGCGGCGGCAGTTGCCCGTCCTACGCGTTCTGGTATTGGGGCAATCCGACACACCTCTCAAATAATCAGTGGGATTATTACGTCATTCCCGGCACGGCGACCAACTGCTGCGGAAACTGCTGCTGGATGTGGATGGATGCCGGCGATTGCCACGGTTGGATTGAAGCGACGCTTGGCCATACGATACCGGGCAGTCTGAACTACCAGCTCGGCGGCGGGCGGATCTTTCCCACCACAAACCCCCTGCCGGCGCCGCCGGCACCTCCCAACTGCGGCTGCGACGCTGGTGCTCCGTTCTCGCCGTATGCCAATTGTTGCACCCCTGGGAGCGGCGGGACGGGCGGCGGGACGGGCGGCGGTGGTGGCCCGGTGCCGTGTCAGCCCTGCAACCCCGTAACCGATTTCCCCTGCTATAAGTGCCTGAGCGGCCAGTTCTGTTCCAACTGGGAAGCCTGTTTTGGTGGGGGTGGAGGGTTGCAGCAGCGCTCCGCCGGCGGAATGCCCTCTTCTTCGATGTCTGCCGGCATCCTTGGCGGTCCGCTGGGCGGAACGCTAGGCCAGTCCAGTACGGGAATGGCCGGCGATTGCGGGTGCGGCGGGTCATGCGACTGTGGCGGTTCCTGTGGTGGCAACCCGGTAGCGAACGCCCTTCCTACCGCGCTGGCGACATCGCGCTTCGGGATGGCCCTCGGTGGCGGGCTGGACGGCACGCGGCCAGTGTCGATCGACATCGAGAACATCACGGCGACTGGCACGACCGGCGCCGTGCTAGTTCTCGACGGTTCTGGCGGGGTAACGACTTCCGCTGGCTCGTTCCCGTCATGGCTTACCTACGGCACGGTGACACCGACTGCCTTGAGCGCCCAGGCCGACAACTACGCCCCCGGCAATGCCAAATTCCTGCGTGTCTCGGCAACACTTGGTAGCGACCAGAACATTACCGGCTTGTCGATGTCACAAGTCGACGGGCAGGAAGTGATCATCAAGAACGTCGGCGCGACGCAGAACGTGAAGCTGAAGATGGAGAACGGGTCAAGTTCAGCGGCCAACCAGTTTTCTAATGCCCCCTCGGCCGGCGACGACGTGATCGCGCCGGGTGGCGTCGTCCGCTATGTGTACACGAGCGCCACGAACTTCTGGACAAAGATCGGCTAGAAAGGGCATCGAATGGCCGGAGCACTCTACGAACGCACCGCGCGGCTCACCACTACCCGGATCGCCACTGGCAACACGGCAATCGACGGGACGGGGAGCCTGACGAGTCTGCTCACGGCGGTCGCGGCGGGCACGCGGATCAAGAGCGTCACGGTCACGCCCATTGCGACGATCACGGACGGCTGGATCGCATTCTTCATCTACGACGGGAGCAACAACCGCTTCATCGGCGTGCTGCCGGTCAATGCGTTCACGGTGACGGCACCGATCAAGCCGCCCACGGCGCGGCAATTCCCGTTGCCGTTCGATGTCGTGCTGCCATCGAGTAGCCATATACTCAAGGCATGCCCGTACAATTCAGAATCGTTTGACGTGGCCGTGACCGGAGCGGACTTCGCATGATCATCGTAACCAAAGAAGCCCTTGAGTCGGTCCCGTGGGGCGTTAAATTGTTCAGTGCCTTATGCGTCGTTGCGATGGCTGCGGTTCTGATTCGCATGCTGTGGACCTTCAAGTCCGATTTCAAATAGGAGAACCATGAGCATCGCCGACGACATCAAGGCCATTCTGCCCGAAGGCGTGACGCTGACAGAAACGCCGCACGTCGAGAACGAGGGCAAGCCGAATGAGCGGAGACTGGCCACGCACTTCATCGCCAGCAAGGGCAAGGATCAACTATTCAAGCTGATCGTTCCCTGCCCGGCACGCTTCCCGTACATGCTGGAACAGCAGCATGCGGACCCGGCAGTGGTGACGAATCATCCTGTGGTGTCCGCGTTCATGTTGGCGCCGATGATCGCGGCGGTGCTGGCGTCATCGGAGACGAAGGCGATTCTGGAGCGGGAGTAAGTCTTGGCGCTGTCGATCAATGCAACATCCTGGTGGGGATGCCACGACACCGGAAGCGGCGGTAATGCCTCCGATGACGTGGGCGCCGCCACGCTCACGAATACGCGAGTCGATAGCACGGCTGGCGTCATCGGGCAGGCCGCTTACTTCGCTCCCAACGGCCTCGGTTCCTTGAGCCGGAGCGACCTGGTTGTCAGCGCCGCCCCGCTGAGCTTCTGCTGCTGGGCGATGTTGAGTGCGATAGCCGATCACGGTCTGCTAGGTCAGTTTGCCACGCTTGGCACTACTGAGCTTGAGCGACAACTGCTGTTCGCGGCCGATGACGGCACGCTTGGCTTTGGCGCCGCGACCGGCGGGACATATGCTGCGGGCGTCCCCATTCATTTGGTCGGCACAAACGACGGGGCGACATCGAAACTGTACGTGAACAGCGTACTGGTTGCCTCGGCCGCAGAAGTGATGCTGTTCGCGGGGACGAGCCCGACAATGGTTATCGGTCGGCGTCGTCAGCAAGGGCAACTCGATGAGAAATGGGTGCAACTGGCTGGCATCTTCGCGGGCGTGCTGACCGACGGCGGGGCTAGTGTCGGGCAAGCGGCGGCGGCTGGTTCCGACGTGGCCCTGCTCTACAACCGCGGCGGCGGGTTGGATTATCCGTTCGACATCGAGGCAGACCGCGAGGGCGACATCGTAATCGCCTCACTGTCGGTATCCGCTCGCGTGACGGCAACGCTGAGCGTGGCTCCACGAGTCACGGCAACGCTTTCCATCGAGAACGATGCGTGAACATTTACATCGGGTGCGACAACCTGATCAAGTACACCGGGGCGAAGGACTCCGACAGCGGGACGTACCTCAATACCGGAACGTGCAGCTACACGCTGACCGATTCGGCGGGAGCGACCATCGGCAGCGGAACGCTCAGCTACGTCGCGGCCTCGAACGGGAACTACGAAGCCATCGTTGATGCGGTCGTGGCGGCGCTGCTGGAGGACGGGGCGATTTACACGCTGACTGTGACATTCGTGCAAGGGAACTACGACGACAAGCGACAACTCGCGGTGAGCGCGGCGTACCGACGATCGACGTGATTTCGTTTGCTCAGTCCGACATTAACGAGTATCCTCAACAACTGATCGCATGAGATAGGACGGGCACGATGTCGCTCACTCTCGGAACCCCGGTAACATTCTTCACCGCCACTGCGGCCGGCGCCACGCTGGCCAAGACGCTCTGGCCCAGCACATACACCGTCACGCTGCCGAACAGGCTCAGCGGGGCGATGGCAAACATCGTCAGCAGCTCAGCCGTGATCGGCGGCGTCCTCGCGGCCCAGCCAGGCGTGAATGCCCTGATGCTGGACTTTGCCGGAGTCGGGAGCGCGGATCTGACGCTGGTCGTGGAAATCGGCAAGCTCAACGTGGACGGGGCAATCGGCATCCCCATCGCCAGCGTGTCGCTCAAGTCGATCACGACCTCGGGGACGCTTGCTGACGTGAACCCGTTCACCGCTGCTGCAGCGACGGGCACCACCTATCGCTTCTTCGACCTCGCCACGCTGACCAACTACGGTGACTTCAATCAGGTGTCAGTGAATGTTGGCGGGTCAGAGAATAACCTGCCTTCCCAGCTTCTGCTGACGATGGAAGAGGGGGTCTGGTACTACTTCATCGTGACCTCGCTGGGTTCGCTGACCTCGGCGCTATGCGTGATCACCCCGACGACGGCGCGAGCGGAACGGATAGGCAGCGTGCCTGTGCTCGGCAACGCCTACACCTCTCGCCCCACCGTGACGCGGCCCGCGAACACGACGCCCTACACGGCCGGCGACGTGGTAGGCGGCGCCATCACGTTCACCACCGCCGGGCCTTCAGATGGCCATGTCTTGATCACGAGCGCTGACCTCGAAATCGACGTGTCCGCCATCCCATCCGGCATGACGACGTTCCGCTTATACCTCTACGACGTAACGCCGCCGAGCGCCCTTTCCGATAACGACCCTTGGGACTTGCCCAGCGGCGACCGCAGCGCCTTCCTCGGCTACATCGACCTCGGCACCCCGGTCGACCTTGGCTCGACACTCTATGTCCAGACGGACAACATCAACCGCAAGCTAAAGCTGAACGGCAGCACGAGTCTCTTTGCGTATCTCACGACTGCTGGCGGTTTCACTCCAGCAGGGAACAGCGAAGTCTACCGGCCCCGCATCGTGGGCCTGGGGGTATAGGCGGCATGCTGAGAAGCCGGCTGATCCCGATCATCTCGCGGCACGCGCTGCCAGCATTACTTTCGCGCTTCACCGCGGCGGACGGCACCAGCCTCGCCGTCTATGTTCCCGACTCCGGCCCGCTGTTCATGATCTACGGCGGCGCCGGCGTCATCAACTCGAACAAGCTGGAAAGTGCCACCGACGGCACGCCGCTATTCGCCGCCGCTAATGCAGGGCAAACCGCCCGGTGCGCCGCGGTCGACGTGACGATACCGGCATCTGGCATCTACTTTGGTTCGGGCCTGTCCTTCGGCGTGGTCGACGCAAACAATGGTTATCTGCTGCTGCCGACGAATGACGACGGGAGCAATGCGTTCCTCACCCTTGCGCAGTATGCGGGGGTAATGTAACATGCCCGCGACACGCACTTGGGACAACGGCGGCGGCGATGGGCTCTGGTCGACGGCCGCGAACTGGAGCAGCAATACGAAGCCCGTGGCGGGCGATAGCGTCATCTTCGACGGCACCAGTACCGCCAACTGCACGATTGACGAGGCGATCAATGTCGCCGACTTTAGCGTCAACGCCGGCTATACCTACTCGGCTGGCGTCAGCGGCACGATCACGAGCAACGGCGCACTGACACACGCGATCACGGGCAACCTGAACCGCTCGGCCGATGGCAAGATTGCCTTCGGCGCCTCGACATGGAACATCGCTGGTAATTACGACTCAGCAATCACGGGCCCGGTGAACCGGGACGATTTCGGCGGGGCAACGGTCAACCTGACGGGTACTTCAAAATCGCTCGGGAAGCTCAGTTGCGGCGGGGCGAGTCGCGGCACGGTGAACATCACCGGCAGTTACGCGCAGGAGAACGGGGAGATAGGCGGCGTCGACCTACACACGTCCGGTACGCTGTCGAGCGCTTCGGAACTCAACCTGACGCGCAACAGCGTCAAGCGAACGGACGTGTACAACACGGGCACCTGGAGCGGGGCGGGCACCGTCATTCTGACCGGCGCCACACGCTTTCTTCAGCAAGACGGGTTGGTGAGCATCGCATTTGGGATCATCAAGCCCACTAGCACGACGTACCTTGTTCCTGGCACCTACAGCGTTGGCGCGGTGGTCAACTTGTACCGTCAAGGCGCCGAGGCTCACCAGATTTTCTACTGGACGAGCGGCACCTATCGTCTCGGCAGTCTGACAGCAGTTGACGACGGGTTCAGCGGCACCGACATCACCTACAACAACGCGGCCGGGGCCACGCTGACCGTTGACGGGTTCGATCTGAATACAGCCCTCGGCGGGCTCTTGTGGGTCGACGGCAACGGCAAGGGCCGGATCAATGTTGCCGGCTCCTGCACGATCAATAGCAACGGCCAGCAGCTTGACACGATCGGCGTCAGCACGGGCACGGTGACGCTTGGGGCTAACCTTTCGGCGCTGGGTATTGTCCAGACCGGGGGCACGCTGGCGGGTAACAGCAAAACCGTAACGCTGCGCGATCAAGATACATGGACGGGCGGAAGCCGAACGGGCGTTGCGAGCAAGACGTGGACGGTCAATGGCTCGCTCTATTGGTCGGGTATCACAGCGACCGCGGCAAGTGCCTGGACGATCGCGGGCATCCTCGATCCGCTCTACACGTTCAACGCCGACACTTGCACGATCGACCATGTGACCGTGACCGGCGCGGCAATGCAAGCCAGCCACTCGACCAACAGCGGCAACAACACCGGCATCACGTTCTCGAACACGAGTCGGCAACGGATCGACATCCTGGCCCGCAAAGCCGTGACCCTTGCGGCTGGGGCGCATACCATCGAGGCCGATTGCGTCGTTGCTGGGACGCTTACTGCGCATCTCGACGGCGCCAGCCAGTTCACCTATACCCTCACGCCGGCCGGCACGCGGTTCGGGGTGTGGTCGCACTTCGATTCTGGACCGGCTGCGCTCTTGTGCCCGCTCGATAACTTCGACGTACCGCTCGTTGGCGTCCCCGCGGCGCCGGCGAGCTTGGGTGTCACGACCGCGGGCCTCGCAACGTGGCACGTCGCGACGGGCGCCACATCGTACACCCTTGAGGAATCGTCCACGGGCAGCGGGAGCGGCTTCGCCAGCGTCTTCAGCGGCGAGGGCGTGAGCTACCAACGTGATATTTCAGCGCTCCACGGCGTCACCCGGTACTACCGGATCAAGGCGACGAACGCGGCCGGCGCCGGCAGCTACAGCGGCGAGGTCAGCGTGACCTACCCGTCGCTCACGCTGATGGCGGACGGCTGCTCGGGGACCGACGGCACCAGCTTCGATACCCGTTTGCCTGACACGACCGGGGCAACCGCCTGGAGCGTGCCAACGGGCACGGTCACGGTCCAGTCGAACAAGATGGAGTTTGTCGCGGGTGGGACGCCCAGCGCCGCCCTGATCGACTACGCCAACGCAAACGTGTCGTTGCAGTTCACGAACAAGTCAACATCGAACGGCATCCAGTTCCGCACGCTGAAGGCGGCATTACGGGCCACGAACTTCGGCAACTATATCGGTCTGCAAGTCACGGCGAACACCTACAAGCTCGTGAAGGTCGTTGCGTTTGGCGCCCCATCGGTGCTCGCCACGCTGGCCGAAGTGCCGGCGACAAACGA